AGAGTGAGTTAATGTCAACTGCTCCGACATATTCGTGCATGCCTCTTTTGGGCGTAGCAACGAAGGCACCTGCTGCCTGCTGTGTTTCATCTGCATTTTCTGTTCTCCGTTTTTTATCTGGTACTACTAATCCACGTTCATGTGCTTCATTAAAGATAGCCATTTCAATCATAGCAACTGAACCCATTACTGTTGGAAGCAGTACAGTATTTTCATGTGCTAGTTGATTAGCCAATTCTAAGAATTTAAGTTTGTTGTGAATCTTAACCAACAACATAGTATCTTGTCTGTTGTATTCAATAAACTTTTTAAAGTCTTTATTATACAATTGGTCAAGAGTACCTTCATATTGTGTTTTGTTTTCACCAACTTCCATCTCACCAATAGCATCTAGTTTATAGCTATGGCGACTTTCGTAGTTATACTTCTTATAAAGTTGAAGATAATCCATGTGAATACGACCAACTAAATCATAAGTCTGTTCTGACTTACCAAATCGTTCATATTCTCTTGGTTTAGGTAGTTGACCCATTAAACAGAATTTACGTGTATCGTCTTTACTCATCACACGTGTAACACGATTAACCATGTAAGGTATATCGTATCCTTCTGAGTTCCAACCAGTTAATACATCTGCATCTTCAATCAACTGAAAGAAAACATCAAACATTTCCTTTTCGCTGTTGAAAAGCATACAGTTAGGAAACTCTCTAACTATTTCCCAAGCAGTTTCAGTAGTCATGTGCTTTGGTGCAATAACTAATGTAACACATTGGTCAAGCCAATCTAAGTAACAACTGATTGCTGTTACTGGATTGAACGGATCACTAGTAGGGCTGAAACCTTTTTCTGGATCAAAGTCTACTTCAATGTCAAAGAAACACGTGTGTAGTTTGGGTGCATCTACACCCAAGTAGTTTTCACTGAGACAACGAAATACTGGGTTGATATCACTTTCAAAGAGTTTTTTACCACCGTGTATTCTTCGTTCTTTTTCAAACTCTGAACGTTTACGTGTACTGAATCTACTAACAGGATTGCCATAAATGCTACGATGCTTTCCCTTGTTATCAGGGTAATAGAAAACATAATTGGCAGGGAACTCTTTGTAATGACGCTTACCGTCAACTCCTCGTTCTACTACATAAATTCTATCTTCATCCCGTGAATGGATGGCATCTACATAACTCAAAGTGTCTTGCCCACTGTTTCCAAAATAGTGTTGAGTTGTTCGTGTTCTTGATTTGATTGTGTTAAACTTGCTTTATGGGCAATTCTAATTGCCTTTTTAAGTACACTAGGTTTAACTTCTAGTTCTTCTGCAATTGCTTTTACTGTGTCAGTTAACCCGCCTTGCAGTGTGTCAATCTCATGCATCACTGCCATACCTTCATTAATCAATTGGGTTAATTTAATTTTTTGATCGCCGCTGAATGTTTTCACATCGTTCATAGATACTCCTTAGTAAAGTAGTTATTATACACTAATCTGCTAAGAAGTCAAACAATTTGCGTAAGTAAGGTAACCTTATTGGAAGATTTCTGGGTGTTCTTTACCGTATATCTTAATATACTTACCCGCCATCATATCAGCCATTGCTTCGATTGGTGAGCCAGGATAACTGTCACCGTCTTTAATCATGTTAAGTTCACTTTGACGTTGATGTACCAATTCATGGAATATAGTACGGAAAATATCTATTAGATTACGATTGCCGATATATACCCAAATTCTATCACCACTGTGTACGCCAGTATGATGACCAGCTTGTGCTTGTTCTGTGTTCTTACTTAATGTGAATTTGGGTTTAGTTTTAATATTCAATGTTTTCATTGACCATTTAATAAAGTCTTTAATTTGTTGTACTTCATCAGGTCCTTGTACGTCTTCCGACAAATCCTTTGTCACATCTTTTTCACCTAATATATCAGCTGGAAGTTGTCCTCCGGGTATTCCGCCACCAATAGCAAACTTTGCTAGTCCTATAACTTCTTTAGGTCCTTCCGACATGCCTTGTTTTCTACGCATAATTTCATTAGTTATGGAAGTTATGATTTTTAATCCAATTTCATCTCTTTTAATAGTTTTAATCATACGCAATAAATCGGATGTTGAATAATTTCTATAATGAGCGTGTTCGCTTTCTGTTATATCTTCTTCACCTAATCTATTTTTTATTTTCTTAATCCACGTGTCTGGAGTGTGACCATATTTGTGTACAAATAAATCATGCAATTTTTTACCAGTCAGTTTATAACGACGGCTGATTTTTTGCATCAATTCGTCAATGGTATCGTAACTAGTATTTTTAAGGCTAGGAAGTTTGTTCTTCAGGTCTTCAACTGCTGATTCGGTGGTAAAATCGTTTGCTCTCATAATATAGTATTTATGCTCACTTTAAAGATTACAGTAGCGAATTGTTCTCTTAGCCCAGCAGCCGGGCCACACTTTATAACGCAAAGGTCCTAAGGTAGTGTGTTCATTACGGGACTATACGGATTTCGAAACTTGTCAAATCCATCGTCCTCAGGGTATACGGGGTAATCATTTGGGTTCATATTGTTCTTACTTTCAATAATCTTAAAAAACTGAATATGTTAATATACATCCATCCTATATCAAATTCAAACCAGCGGCGACTAAGACGAGGATTTGCGGGTTCCAAATGATGATTATTGTGCAGACATTCACCACCAATAATAATGCCCCAAGGACTAATGTTCCTACTTTTATCTTTAGTTTCACCATTACGATACCCCCACCAATGTCCAATGCCGTTGATTACTCCGGCGGCCCAGAATGGAATCCATATCATTTGTATAGCCCATATTATGGCGCCAGCCCAACCAAAGATGATGATGTTGAACAAAAAGAGAATGCCAATGCCAAGTCTGGAGTGACTACTGTATAAGTTGCGCTCAATCCAATCATCAGGAGTGCCAACACCATATGAATCAACCATATCTTTATCTTTTGATGCGTCATGGTATAGTACTGCTCCTTTAAAAAATACTCTCATAATCCCATATACATGTGGACTATGTGGATCACCTTCTATGTCACTATATCTGTGATGTTTACGATGTATAGCTACCCATTGCTTAGTAACCATACCTGTTGTCAACCATAACCAAAATCGCATGAAGTGACTTAGTATAGGATGAAATATTAATCCTTTATGTGCTTGACCTCTGTGTAAGAAAAGTGTGACGCAAATGATTGTAATGTGTGTTACTATTAAAGTATATAAAATCATAAATTACATAACATATATGTTACCTACACAACCTCTTAAAACTTCTGCAAAATACTCGGTTAAATCATCACCGATACCTTGCGATTCATATTGTCTCGTATCTTCGTCACGAAACTCTGGCTTTAAATTGAGATACTTACTTGGGTTTCCCCATGCTTTACGACCATAACCCAAGTTAATTGGTAGTGGATTTAATGTAATAGTTCCTGTACCTAGATACTGTGCAAATAATTCATACAAGAATTCATATGGTCGCTTAATTTCATTACTACGACTGCTACGTTGTGTGCCAATAGCGTTAAATAATGCATTGTATTCTGGTGTTAGATTCCATGACACACCGCTTCGTGCAGGACGACCGTATTGGTCTTTTGCTACTTTACCATAGCATCGTTCTATCACTTGATTAACTGTATTAAAGAAATATTGTTCTGCTTCAGGCCATGCACCAGACCTGCTACTACCAGTATTACGATGACCTGCTTGAATAGCATGACCAAATCTATGTGCCATGATCCATGGTGTCATCATTACTTTGCTATCACCTTTGTTACCGACAAATACAACAGTGATAGCATCTTGACTACCATCAATAATTTGTTGTGCTTGGTTACCAAATACTTGTTGAATAACCTCAGGCTTCATAGGTCCGTATTCACTATAACGACCTGTACCCGGAATGTTACTAAAGAACAATCTAAAATCATAGGGAGTTTTTTCTAAAAATCTTTGTGTCTTTAGTTGATTAGTTGGATGGGGTATTAATCTTTTATCAACGCCTCTAAATGGCCCTGGCTTTTCAAAATCACCCAATGGTGTAAATTGTTTAAGAGCCATCTCATCAGTAATTTTAGGTATAGGTTGAAGTGATTCGTTGATAGACTGAACATTGTCTTTGCCGTATAACTTTACTAGCAACTGTCTTGCTTGACTTTGTGACTCAGCGTGAATTGTTGTTTTGATGGAAGAACCATCAACCTTTACAGTTACTGTATACTTTTTGAGTGAGGATGAAATTTCATCAAGGCGCATAAAGTGTTTACTCACGTTCTTTTTTAAGAATGCTACGAACCATCCATGCTTTTTTACCATAGAAGTCTTGTAATTCAGCCATGTAATTAGCAATACCTTGCTGACGTTCTTGTGTAGCAACATCAAACATATTAACAACAAGCTCAACCATCTTTTCAATATCTTGTTGAGTTTCTAAAAACATTAATTCAGCACGTGGAATTTTTGTTTGGTCTTGAATGATTGATAGCTCAGTATAGCGAGACAAACTTGCTGGTGCATAGTTACCCAACACTCTAATATATTCAGCAATTTTATCTACTGTACCATATGATTCACTGTATAATGAATCATAAAATTCATGATATTGTGGAAAGTTACTGCCCTCAATGTTCCAATGAAAGTTGCGTGACTTCAATGAAAATGCTTCTGTTGAAGCCAATAATACTTTTAAACTGTCTGATAACATTTTGGTGGATTTCCCTTGTAACGTGAATAGAATTCAAATAAATTTCTGTTCATTTTAATTATTTTCAATGAACTGAGTTAATTTTTCTCTTGCATTTAAATATCCTGATGCTTGGAATGTTGTTGTTTTATAAGCACCACTTTTACATAGTGCAGTAAATGTGTAAGTTTTCATTTTAATTCTCCCTTTAATGTCTTAATAATAATGTAGATAATACGCCAGGATCGTTTGCACTTACATCACCTTCGCCTGGGGCAACAATAACGTTGTACTTCATACCGGCTGGAATTGAATTTCTTTTTGCCATGTACTCATCATAGTTTAATATTGAATTTGAACTTAATCCATATGTTTGCGCCAAACGCTGTTTTAATTCTCGGGTAGCATTATCGTCTCTGGTTACCCAACGACCGCCCTTGCCCTTTTCATCAGCACCTTCTTTATCTAAATTACCCTTTTCGTCTTTCTTTAATAGATCCCAGAATAATTTTTCAGGTACAATGCGACTATTTTTTGTTGTTGTCAAATTAGGATCTTGTGCCTTAACTTGTTTTTCTTGGCTGGTGTGAGCCCCTTCACTCCAGTTAATAATGAAGTTATTTGGTTTTTGTGCAAGCGCGGCACCTGCCATTTTAGTATAAGCATAGAACTTAGTATTTGGATGTTGCGCTGCCATTTTCAATGCTAAATCTAGATATTCAGGACTAAAGAAGTCCCCACCATCATGCCAACGAATAGATACGGCATATCCACCCTTTTGGCCGAGTTTTTCTTCTTTTGCAATCTCCGTACTTAATGTACTAAAGAATCCACTTGGATCATTCAATAAGAATGTAAGAATTCTACCATCGCTTAACCAAGGTCCTTTAAACATAACTTTGTTGCCGCCTAATTGGAAACAGCTAACTTTACAACTACCAGCACCCGGACATGTATTAACAATGATTAATTTGTTAGTTGATTCATCAACTGCAACACCGGTTAATGCGGCAAAGCCAATGTTAAAGAATTGTTCTAAGTCACCGTTACTGTGCTTCATCTTTTCGTTTTGCTTTAGTAGGTTTTTAGGACGAGTTTTTATTGCATCAATAACTGCTTCTTCTTTGAATCGTTTACCAGCTTCGTCATAGTACTCAATTGCACTACTACGATGTATATAAGGCATTTTGTACTTGTCAGTTTTAGTTTTTCCAGAAACATATTTCTCGTCACCGGGAATAATCTCACCTGTTTTCTTATTGATTCTATCTTTTTGTTTTTCAACTTCACCGGTCTTTTTGTTAATTTTAGGAGTACCTACGATGCGCTTCATGTAGTCTTGGAACTCTTGCCCACCTAGTTCACGACTTTGTGCTGGTAGCTTGGTTGCTTCATTTAATTCTAAATCACTGTGAGCAAACGGTATAGTAACACGACCATCCTCGTCCCCTATACGGTACACGTACACACCAGCATCGTCATCGCCGGACTCATCGGGACCAATTTCCCAGCCCATTGCTGCCAGTGTGCGTTGTGCCTTGGCCATTTGTTGTTCTGTGCCATTCCACCATTGTGCAGCCAGTTGACGTAGAATTTCTTCTTCGTCTGGCTCACGGTCATCACCACCAACTGGTGCAAACTCATTTAATTCTTTACCTGCTTGACTAACAAATTGTTGCGGTGTCATGATTTTGATGCCACTTACTGCACCCGGTAATTTTGGTTCTGCGCCTTCGTGTAGTTCTGTAATTTTCATTGCTTATTCTCTTTTAAATATTGCTCTGCTATCATTACTAATTCTTGCATTTGTTCTACAGATTCGCAATTCCATCTACGTAATGCTTTATTGATTGGGCTATCTGGATCTCGTTTAGTTTTAGCACTAGCACGTGATTTTTTCATGCCACTCATTCTAGCACAGAAACTCTTACGGCGGTTAGCATCTTTAGAACCCTTCTTTAACTTACTTGGCTTTTTAGTTACAGCAGTTTTTAATTTGCTACCGGGATTCTCTCTACGATATGCTTTAACTGCTTTGTTACTCATTCCATCAGTCTTATCTTTTTTATTGACTTTTTGCCAGTCTTCTTCTACGTCTTTTTTATCTTTAGGAAATGGTTCGTCAAGAAATTTTTTAATTTCATGACCAACTATACCAGCTACTAAATTTTCTTGTACTATGTCTTTTATTCTCATTTTGCTGACTTTCTTAATGCATCTGCGGTTGGTGCTCCTGTACTACCTGGCTTACGCATCTTTTCACCACTACCTTGTTTAATACGTTCACGTTTAGCATGTATGTTAGCCCATAGACCTTTGCTTTCTTCGTCTACAGTTTTCTTCAATCCTGGCACTTCATTTTGTAGCACACTCATGGCTCGTTGTAGACTATCATAAGAATCAATGTGTTTACCGTTGGCGTGGATCATGAAGTCATTGGGACCAGACTGAATAATTTCATACTTGCCGCCATTATCACCTGTACCACTGAACACAACTGATCCTTCCATACCTTCCGCCATGCCTTGCTTCTGCATAATTTTCTTATAAGCATTGACAATGGCTCTTTCAAATTGTTTATCAGAAATATCACTGCCAGATAGTTCAGCATAGTATTTTGGATAATGCTGGTCAACTACATTGACCATTTCTCTAAAACTCACAGGTTGTTCTGTGCCTTCGCCCATACCTTGCTCGGGTAATACACCTTTAGGTCCTGCTATAGGTTTAGTTTTTAATCTTTGTTTTGTTACGTCTTGATTGATCCTGCGTCCATAAGCATCGCTGGCCATTATATCATCAAAGTCTTTGGTAGCGACTCGTAGCCTTTCCATATCTTTGTTAGACCATTGACGATTATCTGAATCCGGTGCTGTTTCCGCCACACCTTGTTGACCACGTTGTGCTTGAAATGCTTGTGCTTTTTCATCGCTACTTTGTTTTGATCCTTTGAATAACAACATTGCCGCAAATAACATTAGTGTTACAGGAATCAATCCTAGGATACTACCAGATGCTACTGCGCCTCCTACTTCACCAGCGGCTGCGTGTGCCAATACACCATCAATCATTCCCATAGCATTCATCCACATTGTAGATAAAATGCTGCCGCCACCTACTGCCAAGCCACCAAGTTGTTTCATCATACCTGATTCGGCGACCGTAGCCGACTGACCTGCTGCCAATTGTTCCATCTTTTGTTTAACTTCTTTACCAGACTTGCTGGTCTTTAGAATTTCAATCAATTGTGGCTTGTATTGTTGAGCCATTTGATAATATTTGCCAATACCAGGAATCTTCTTGACTAATGCTGTAATAGTTTCAACGGCACCTTCATCTAACTGATAGCCTTCCGCCACACCTTGCTTTGAGCCTAAAAATTCACCCAATTCTTCAGCGCCAATACCACGTTTACCACTTTGATGTTTCCAGTTAGAACCCTGACGGGCAATCTTATCACCACTATCATTTACATAAATATCGCCGTTATCAGAGTAGTACCCAAACGAATTTAGTGTTGATACTAGATTGTCGCTTGATTCAGAGCCTTCCGCCACACCTTGTTGTTTGTCCCACTCTTTATCAGTTTTAACATTATATTCTTTGCCACCGGCGCCGATATCAGCAACTCTAGTGCCAATTTCTTTTTTAGTTTTAACTACTGCTTTATTATGTTTACCAATTTTCTTGTCAAACATCTTACCAAAATCAGGTTTAGATTCTGCTAATCCTTCGCTTGCTTTCTTGGCAGCATGAATTCTATTAGCCAAATGTCTCATGGAAGTTTCCATACCACGTGCTTTACGTTCTTTATCACTTAGATTTTGTTCACGGTCAGCATACTGCCAATTACTACCGCCCATTGACTCATACTCAGCTTCCATGTCATTATATTGTGATATTAAGTCTGGTAGATTTTCAACATCTTGTTGCAATCTTTGTTGTTGTTCAGCTTTTGCTTGTGCGTCACGTTGTGCCTGTCTCTCACGCATTTTATCTTGTGGAGCCATTTTATGAGCCATGGCTGCTATATCTTTCATCCAATCTTGATTTTCATCTACTTCATACTTACGACCTTGTTCCTGCTGACTAATCATATAGTCCCAGCATGTAACTAAGTAATCATTTGCAATTGCAATCTTTTCTTGCACCCATTCAGGAAGATTCTCATTAGGACCTATAACTTTGTTTAATCCTTCAACTGCTCTTAATGCAGTATGTAAGTTTGTTGTGGCCATACCAGCTTCGTCATCATATTCTGGATCTGATTCTTTT